AATTAAAAAATTTAGAAGACGAAATAGCTAATGCAGAAAAAAGTGTTTCTAAATTAAAAGAACAAGCAAAAACATTATCGCAATTTGAAATACCAACGATGATGGAAGAAATGCATATTACAAAATTAAAGCTGAAAGATGGTGAGTCCGTAGAAATTAAAAAAATATACGGTGCATCAATACCTCAAGAACATCAAGGGGCAGCTTTTCAATGGCTTCGAGACAACGACTTAGGTGATATTATTAAAAATGATATTACCGTTACCTTTGGTCGAGGCGAAGACAACAAGGCTGCAGAATATGCTAGCCTTGCACAAGGTCAGGGGTATGAGCCCGTCCAGAAAATTGGCGTTCATCCTCAGACACTTAAAGCAGTGGTCAGGGAGCGTCTTGAATCTGGACGTGAGATGCCTCCTGACTTATTTAAAACTTACGCAGGTAACAGTACAAAAATAACAAGGAGATAGAAATGAGTGACGAGAAACAAGTAGCAATAAAGAAACAAGCAGGGCTACCATCATCTATATTATTTGAAGATGATGCTGCTCATGGTTTTGAGAATGTAAAGACAACTAGTTTGGCTTTGCCTATTTTGAAACTATTACAAAATGGCTCAGGTGAAGCTCAAAGACGTAATCAAAATTATGTTGATGGGGCTGAACCTGGAATGCTTTTAAATACAGTTACAAAAAAATTGTATGATGGAGCAAAAGGGATATCGGTTATACCTTGCCATTATAAGTTAGAATATCAAGAGTGGGCTGACTTTGGAACGGGTTCTGGTAGACCAGAAAACATTTTTCCAGATGGCTCAGATATTTTGGCTCAAACAACCAAAGATGGTTCAGGTAAAGATAGATTAGAAAATGGTAATTATATCTTAACTGTTGGACAGCATTTTGTGTTGCTTGTTGGAGATGACGGAACTGAACAGGCTTTAGTTTCAATGAGTTCATCTCAAGGTAAGGTGAGTAGGAAATGGAACTCAATGATGATGTCCATTTCATTTGATGGGAAAAACGGTCCATACACACCGCCATCATTTAGCCACTCTTATAAACTAACAACAGTGTTAAATTCTGGCAAAGGTAATCAATGGTATGGTTATAATGTTGTTAAAGAAGGTCCTGTAAAGGATGAGTCTTTATATGAACGTGCTAAGAAATTTTACACTAGTTTAGCTAGCAAATAGTGTGAATAGTAGGCGGTCGATGGAGACGTAGACCGCCTACGCTTATCGAGTGGAAATGATAGAATTAGATAAATTTATAAAAATATTCGAAGGCTTAGATAGTGCCTACGGTCAAACTGTCAAAACAGATCAATTTAGCGAAAAAGGTAAGCATAAAACTAAATCATTTACAATATCAAATCCTGTAACAAAAAAATTATGGAGAGAACATTTAGAAGGTAAAGATCCAGCTTTAGGTATTGTACCTATTACTAAAGAAAATAAATGTAAATGGGGATGTATTGATATTGACACCTATCCATTTGATCACAAAAAATTTATACAAAAATTAAAACAAAAAAATATACCTATGATTGTGTGCCGATCTAAATCAGGTGGTGCACATGCATTTTTATTTACTAAAGACTTTGTACCTGCAACTGTAATGAGAGTAAAACTAAAACTAATTGCATCTGCAATGGGTTTTGCTAGTGCAGAAATATTTCCAAAACAAGATTATATAAGAGTTGATAGAGGGGATACAGGTAGTTTTTTAAATCTTCCTTATCATGCAAATGAAAGAACAGTTAGATATGCCTATAGTTTAGATGGGGGTGTTTTAAAATTAGAAGAATTTTTTAATTTACATGAAAAAGTATCTTTAACTTTAGAACAATTAAATGAATTAAAAATAGAAAGTGAGAAAGAAAAAATAGATTTATTTAAAGGTATGCCTCCTTGCTTAGTTACATTATTAAGTGATGGTGTACCTGATGGTCAAAGAAACAACTGTATGTATAATGTTGGCGTGTATCTTAAAAAAAGATATCCTGACAAAGAAGAATGGCAAAGTCATATGTTTACATACAATAAACAATTTATGACTCCACCTTTAGATGCAACAGAAATAAATACTTTAATAGGTTCTTTAGATAGTAAGGAATATAACTATAAATGTAAGGATGAACCTATACATAGTTTTTGTGATGCTAAGAAATGTGCACTAAAAGAATTTGGTGTGGGGGATAATGCACCAGCACCAGAAATAAGTGAGATAAGAAAATATGACTCTGATCCACCAATATACTTTGCATCAATAGATGGAGAAAGTGTTGAGGTTGATGATGCAACATTACACGATCCTGAAAAATTTTCATTAGCTTGTATGAATCAAATAGGTAAACCAATGATGCCTGTGCCAAAACATATGTGGCGTAGATTATTAATAAAATTATTTGCAAATTTAGAAACAATACCTGCACCTGAATCATCTAAATTAGATGTACAACTAAAAGAAATACTAGCAGATTATATAAATAAAACTCCAGGTAAAGAATTAAAAGATGTTATGAGAGGTATTGCATTTACAGATACTGATGGTTTTACATATTTTAAATTTAAAGATTTTTGGAAGTTTTTATTAAAAACAAAATCTTGGGCTGAAAAAACTTATCCTAAACAAAAAACAATGAGATTGCTACAATCTTTATTTGAAGCAGAGGAAACATCTCCTAAAGTAGGTGTTAAAACTGTTAGATTATTAAAGATGCCAACAATTAAATTAGAAAGACCAAACCCTAGAACAACAAAAGTAGAGAAATCACCGTGGCTATAGTTAAAAAAATAATGGGTCCGCCAGGTACTGGTAAAACATATAGATTAGTTAATCATTATTTAAAAAAAGAATTAAACGATTATGCTATTGACCCTGAAAAAATAGTATACATTACATTTAGTAGAGCTGCAGCAGAAGAAGCGTCAGAAAGAATTGCAGAATTATTTCCTAATAGTAAACTAAAATATATATCTACAATGCATGCTATGGGTATGAGAGAGTCAAACATAGATGCAAACACTCAATTATTAACAGGTAAAAAATGGAATCGTTTTAAACAAGAGTATCCTGAGTGGTTAAATATATCTTTTGAGACTACTGTTGATGCAGCAGGTAATCCTAAATATCAAAACACACATTTACAAATAATACAATACTCAAGATCTAAATTAATTTCTATAGAGGATGCTGCTGTTGAATTACAAAAACATCATGAAATAGATGTAGACTCTACAATACAATTACAAACAGATTTAAAATCATTCAAGGACGGAACTAATATGGTTGAGTTCTATGACATGATTAACAAGTTTGTCGAGGAAGATCGGTGTCCTCCACTCGATGCCGTCTTCCTCGATGAAGCCCAAGACTTAAGTCCTCATCAATGGAAATGTTTTGATTATATAAAATCAAAATGTAAGCGAGCGTATATGGCTGGCGATGATGATCAAACTATTTATGGGTTTCAAGGTGCAGATCCTGATTATTTTATGAAACAAGAAGGAGAACGAGATGATCAAGAAGTATCTCGTCGTGTACCTAAAGCAATACATAAGGAGGCTATTAAAATATTAAATCAACTTACAAGTAGAATAGATAAAAAATGGATACCAAGAGATGCAGAGGGAGCAGTTTATCCCAATCATACACTAGATGAAATAGATTTTTCTAAAGGTTATTGGATGATATTAGCTAGAACAAACAAATTATTACTTAATATTTCAGAACACTTTTATTTTTTAGGTGTGCGATTTACAGGTAGGTCAAATAAATACTTACCTAATTCTATATTAGAAGCATATCAAGTTTGGACAAGATTAAATCAAGGAGCATTTGTTTCTCCTGAAGAAGCTGAAAGACTTTATAATTATTTATTAGTAAAAAAAGGACACGTACGTAGAGGTTATTCAGATGGTAAAACTATACAACGTGAAACAAGTGTTGATTTAGAAAAATTAAAAAGTGAACATGGTTTACTAATAGATGGTGATTGGAAACAATTACATTTTCCAGAGGACACAAAAGAATATATGCAAACATTACTAGAGAGAGGAGACACATTAATGGAAAAATCAAAAATACAATTACTAACTTTGCATGGATCTAAAGGTAAAGAGTGCGATAATGTGTGTTTATTTACAGACTATGGTGTCGAGGGTCAGGATGAATTTATTTATCGTAGTGCTTATGAAAACCAAGACTCTGAACACAGATTATTTTATGTAGGCACAACAAGGGCAAAAGAAAATTTATACATAATGCAACCAACATCAGATTACTATTACACAATAGGAGGACCCATAGTATGACAAATAAAGATATGTTTAAAGGAATAACGTATGATTCGTTAGAAAAACAGGTTGGTGGAAAGCACTACCGAAATATGCGTATTCAACCTGCAGAGTTTATCAATGAAAATAAACTCTTGTTTGCAGAAGGAAATGCTATAAAGTATATCTGTAGACATCAAAATAAAGGTAAAGCAAAAGATATTGAAAAGGCAATACATTATTTAGAGATGATATTGGAAAGAGATTATAGATAATGTTTGAAGCACAAACTGAATGGATAAGCCCTGAATCTTTTCCTGATCTTAAAGACCATAAATATATTTCAATTGATTTAGAAACTAGAGATCCTAACCTAAAGTCAAAAGGATCTGGTGCATTAATTAATGAAGGTGAGATTGTAGGAATAGCTGTAGCAGTTGAAGGCTGGTCAGGTTATTATTCTTTTGGGCACAAAGAGGGAAATTTTTTTGATGAATCTGTTGTTATGGGATGGATAAAAGAAATATGTGCATTACCAAATGTTAAGTTATTTCATAATGCTATGTATGATGTGTGTTGGCTAAGAGCATATGGTGTACAAATAAATGGTCATATTGTTGACACAATGGTTATGGCATCATTAGTTGATGAGAATAGATTGTGGTATTCACTTAATAGTTTATCTATAGATTATCTTGGACAAATTAAAGATGAAACAGCACTAAGAGCTGCAGCCGATAAGGCTGGTATAGATGCAAAATCTGAAATGTGGAGATTGCCTGCAATGTATGTAGGTTCTTATGCAGAAAAAGATGCAGAGTTAACATTAGAATTATTTAAAAAATTATCTATTGAAATTAAAAACCAAGATTTGACAAAAGTATTTGACCTTGAAACACAATTATTTCCATGTTTAATTGATATGAAGTTTAAGGGAGTACGCGTAGACGTTGAAGCTGCTCATAAATTAAAGAAACAGTTAGCATCGCAAGAAGAAAGCTTACTCCTAGAAGTAAAAAAAGAAACAGGAATAGAGCCTCAAATATGGGCAGCAAGAAGTATTGCCAAAGTTTTTGATAAATTAAATTTACCTTACGAACGAACTGTAAAAACAAAAGCACCTTCCTTTACTAAAAATTTTCTTCAAGAACACAAAAATCCTATTGTACAAAGAATAGCAAAAGCTAGAGAAATTAACAAGGCACATACTACGTTTATTGATACAATTATTAAATATCAATATAAAGGTAGAATACATGCAGATATAAACCCTATTAGAGGAGATGGTGGAGGCACAGTGACAGGTAGATTTTCTTATTCTAATCCAAACCTCCAGCAAATACCAGCTAGAAACAAGCAACTAGGACCAATGATTAGATCACTGTTTATACCGGAAAATAATCACAAGTGGGGTTGTTTTGATTATTCACAACAAGAACCTCGTTTAGTTGTGCATTA